CTCGAACTCCTGCTCGTAGCGGTCCTCGCCCATTGTGCGCTTGGCTTCTTCAAGTTCGTCAGCGTCAAGGATGCCGGTTTCGCTGGCCTTATACATTCCGCAATACCAGTCAGGCGCAGTCTTGGCGTAATTGTATATTTCCCAGAAGTCGTTTTTGCCTTTGGGCGTGCCGATGAATGTTGCTTTGCCCTTACGGTCTGCCAGCGCCGGGCGAATAACCGTAGGCCATGCACTTGCTGGAAAGTCGGCAGGCTCGTCAAGAACAACGGCGTCAAAATACAGGCCGCGCATCGCGTCGTAATTGTCCGCACCGAATAGCCTGATCCTTGCACCGTTGGGAAAGTCGATCCGCAGTTCGGATGCGTTGACTTCAATGCCGGGGATCGGCGCTGTGAACTCTTTGAGGTAATCCCACGCAATCGCCTTGGCCTGTCGGTAGTATGGCGCGATGTAAGCAACCCGCACGTTGTCGCGCTGGATCGTCAGGGCATCCCGGATCAAGTCATTCAGCGATGCAACCGTTTTACCAAAGCGCCGATGCGCCACAAGGCACGCAAACCGCTCCGTGCGCTCATGGAATGCAACAGCCTGCGGCCTTGGCGTGTAGGGTATGACTACTTCTGCCATTTGATAACAAGTTCACCGTCATCCTTGCCGACATGCTCATTGACTTGCTTATCGCGCCATTCATGCGGAATGCGGTTCTTCAGACCAAAGATAGCAGCAGTCGCGTTGCCTTCGCCTGTTGTGGTGGTGTTTCGCAATGCGCTTTCCCACCACAAGGCGCTTGCGGCCTCACCCTCTTTTATGGCGTCAAAAAACTCTGGGTGTGCATCCATCCAGTTATATACTGTTTGACGCGAAACCCCCAAGTGACCAGCGAATGCGGTGATGCTATAGCCCTGCTCCATAAATGGCAAAACTTTATCACAATATTCAGGTTTGTATTCAGTTGGCCTTCCTACTGGCATTGTTTCACTGTCCCTCGTTTTGTTGCCTAAACATAGCATTGCTATAGGCGTTTGTCATTATGCACCGTCACGGGCCGGAAGTAGGGCCATAGAAACCCGCCGATGCTGCATGTGATTGACCGTGTATGAAATATCCATTGGCCCCGGTCGGCTCGACATGCTTACCGCCAGCTTGCCCGCTGGTCAGGGTGTCAGCTTTTGCGTTTCTCGCAACAGCTCAGCTTGATTTTGTAGCGCATACAGGATCGTCTTTGCAGGAATGCCTTGGTTCAGCAGGTGCTTGACTGTCTGCCCAATGTTCCAGTTTGCCGTTGTGTCTGGCGTGTATCTCATTTCAACGCCCTCGCGCTTGCTTGGTATAAGCCGTTTTTCATCGTCACCCATCCGGCATCGTCAAGGCCGTGCAGTGCTGTCTGCACCTCTGGGCCGTGGGCTGTGATGCGCTGCGCAATCTCGGCTGTGGTCCATGCGCCGTCGTTGGTGCGTAGAAAGTATACAATGTTGCATTCAAGTCGATCCATTGCGTTTACTCCGGGCGGGCCTTTGGGCGCGGCGATGCGCTCATCTGGTTGGTGACAATACACTGGCCGATGCTGTCGTCAAAGTGCGCGTCAATCGTTTCGTATACGGCTGGAAGCGCGTCACCGCAGGCTTGTTCGCTTGGGTACAGCAGCGGGCTTTGCATCTGGCCATGGCCGGGAACAGTCACTGTGATAATCATTAGCGTGAAAAATTCAGTCATGTCCGGCTCCAAATTTTGTGCGATTTGTTGTTAGGCGAAACCTTCCACTGCACCTTACCTTTTCGCTTTAGCCTGTTCATTGCTGTCTGCACGTTAGTAGCGTGACGACCGACTGCCTTGGCAATTTCTGTTGATTTATACCACAGCCCCGGCTGCATGAATGCCAATATTTTGTCAGCAATGTCGGTTTTTGGGATAGGCGCGCGCGGCTTGTCTAAAACGCGCCAAAAAGCGTGGCTTGACCCTCTTTTGCTTTCAACGATGCCGTCAGCGCGCAGGCCCATCAATGTGTTTGATACCTGCCTGCTGCTACCGCACTTAATGTGCTTTGCTATTTCCTTAGCCGAGGCCCAATCTTTGCTGCGAAGATAATCTAGAACCATTTCTTGACCTACACCGCCTTTGGCATAGGAAATGTTTGATGTCACAGTTCGCTCAATTCTCTGGCGCGCTTCGTTAATGTCATCAACCATCGCTTTCCACAATGTCGGCTTTGTCTTGTTTGGCGATACGATCTTTTTCACCACCTCAACCTGAACAAGCGCGTTAAGGTCTGACCGAAGCGTATCTGCGCTAATTTCGATCATATCCAAAATTTCCGTCGTGTATAGCTGCCCGGCTTCTTGGATAGCCTGATAAACAATTGCCCTGCGTGGTGCCAGCTTCATGCGGCGGTCATCTTGCGTGCCTTTTAGCTTTTCGTTCATAACCGCAATGCGGCGTCGGCCTTCCTCGCCTTCGTGCTTGTGCATTAGCTTTGCGATTGCGTCTTGATGCTTTGAAGAAATTGCCGGGTCGCAGCCAAATGCGTTGACGATGATGTCAGGCGTGTTGATCGGCAGATACTTGCCAGATGCCCGGTTAAAGTCTCGTTGTGATTGTAGCATTTTTTCCTCCGTTTGCTGCCCTACCTTGCCGAAATCGTATTTACATTGCAAGGGGCAAAATCAGTTTTTTGTGACTGCCTCGTTCATAACGTCAGCAACCGTTTTGCGGATGCCGTGCAAAACCGTGGTGTGATCTTTTCCCATGATGCGCCCGATCTGCGGTAGGCTAAGGCCGTTATGCCATAGGCGGGTGTAAACCCACTGGCGGGCCTGTGTCGCGCCTTTGCGCCCATCGCTGGCCATCACATCGGCCTCGGATACACCGAAGCGCCGTGCGGCCTCTGCTATGGCTGTCTGTGCCTTTGACGTGGCGGCGTTGCGCTTGCCTTGCGCCAGCGTAACAAGTTCACCGCCTGTCAGTTTGTTTAGAATTGCGTCCTGTTTCGTCATGTCTTTCCCTTTTCAAATTCCGCCACGGCCTTTGCGTGGTTCCATCCGTCTTGCCAGTTTTTCCAATCGCCGGGATATCGGTCGCCATCCTCGTGCTTTTCCGGGTGCGGGTTGCTGTCGATAGGCTTGCCGCTCTTGTATGCGGCTTGGCCTGCTAAAAATGGTGGAATGTTACTCATCCTGTGCATTCCCCGTCATTTGCTTGACATAGCGCGCCTTCTGTGTCGAAAATTCAATCGCCTTGGCGTTCAACCATCTTTCGGGTTTGCCTTAACGGTTGACGGTCGCGAAATGTTGCGCCCATGGCGCGCTCATTTGCTTCCCACCATGAAAAACGCTCTGGATAATAACGCGCCAAAAGCGTTTTGCTTTCCTCAGATTTCAAAAAGCACCCGTCGCAGTTTCCGAATGGGTTATTACGCCCAACACTAGGCAATCTTAGACCGAAAGGCTGTCTCGCCCAGAAAGACGCTACATGCTCCTTTTTGACCTTCGCGCAGACAAGCGGATGCCAGTTTGTGATGCGCTTATCTTTGCTTTCTGTGGCGCGGTGATCTTCATCTGCGCGAATACCACGCGCATTTACCCAAGACTTCCAACCAAGATGCCGAAACAAATAACGACGTGCGGTTAATACCTTCAATTCTTGAGTGCAGAATTTTTGCGCAATATTTGGCAAAGCCTTTTTCCGCCCGATTAAAGCATCAAATGGTTCACCTTTTCGGCTGGCTGAATTGTGTGAAACAACCTCAAAAAGCGGCTTCTTGGGCCGGTATTCCAACCACACGACCCGCACACCCCAACGATCACTGCATTCCTGCACAAAGTCTAGCGTTTCAGGCATTTCGCGCCCGGTGTTTTGAAAGCTGACAACGACGCGATCAGGCAAATCACCGTTAGCTTCTAGAATTTGGTGCAGCATGTAGGCAGACGTGCGACCACCGCTAAACGCAATGGCAATGTTTCCTTTTGGCAAAATGTAAGGATTACTCATCGCCGCCAAACCTTTTCGGCGCAAATCCTGCCTCTGCCAATATCTGCGATGCCCGCTCTGCGCTGACACGTTCCTTCGGCTTTTCAGGCTCCGGCGGCATGTTTGTTTTTCGCGCCAACCATTGATCCCGTCGAAACTCTTTAATGATGTTTTCGATATCGCCCTCGTTTGGCATTTTGCGGGGTTGCCTTTTCACCCATTCACGGCAAGCGGCCTGCACTTCGAAAAGCGGATAATCTTGAAGCCCGTCCATCCAATCCATCAAAAGACGATCATGCACCGCGCTTCCACGGTCCTTATCCCAACCAAAACGATCCATTTTTTTGGCCATGACTTCAAGTTCAACTGCCACCATTGCCCGATGCTTGCCCAACTCCTGTGAGCCTAGCGATCTGCTCAAGGGCAGGGTCACGCCTGTCTTGTGGTCCGTTGGTAGTTTGGCTGTTTTGGTGGTGAGTTCGGTTGTCATAATTGCCCTCCATAAGTTTGGCAAAATTGGATTGCTTAGAAAGCCAATCAAAGCTGGCA